GATCGTGCCTCGCGCCGGACAGTCGCGCAGGTAGCCCTTGAGGCGATCGGCGGTGATGGTGCTCCCGGTGTTGTCGTAGAAGAACAAGGTTGTGCGGTCCCAGTCCACCCCGAGATGTTCGAGCGTTCGGAAATAGTCCGCGCCGCGCGTCGGGCCGCCGGGGCCAAACGGGGTGAACAGCGTGATCGGCTGGCGCCGTAGCACTGTCTGGTATCCCGCCCCGCGCTTGGTGGACAGACTCGTCAGACTATCGGCATGGGTCCGGTGCTCATAGAGCACCTTTGCCTGTGCGGTGAGCCAGCCCTCGTTGATAATGCGTAGCCACAGATCCCAGTCCTGGAAGCATTGCAACTGTGCATAGCCCCCGACCGCCTCGATCGCCCGGCGGCGCACGAGGCTCTGTCCGGCGATGTAGTTGGAGCGGTACATATCGTTGAAGTCAGACACCCCGACCGAGTCGGCCAGGCCGAACGTGGAAAACTGCGGGTACACAATCCCGACCCGGGGATCGGCGTTGTGCTCGTACAGCTTGCCCAGGTAGCCTTGCGGGATCACGTCGTCCGCATCGAGGAACAACAGCCACGGCGCGGACGTGTACGCCAGGCCACGATTGCGGCACACACAGATATGCCGCTCCTGGGGACCGACGACCATGGACTTCACCCCGCGGGAGAGCGCGTATTGGACTGAGCCGTCTGTGCTGGCGTTGTCCACATAGATTACTTCCGCCGGCGCGGGATCCTGTTGAAGAACCGACGTGAGGGCATCGGGCAGGTAGCGTCCGTAGTTACGCCCGACGATTACCACCGCGACCGGCACCTTCGGAGTTTCAACGCCTCCGAAGTCCGCCGGCACCGCGGCTGTCAGGCTATGGAGTGCATTGTCGGCCCACTGCTCAAATTCGGGTTTCATTGGCGTAACTCCGCCTGAATGATCGCTCGAATCGGGCCATAGTCCACGCCGCGGATCTTGGGATCGTTGGCGTGGCGGTTCAGCTTGGCGTAGTCCGTGGTGATCAGGTCCTTGCCATGCGTCTCATGCAGAGCACACCCCGGGTACGGCGTGAAGTACGCCGGGCTCGGATAGTCGGCCTCGATGTCCTTGAGCAACTTGATCGTCTCCATCGTCTCGGTTGGCGTCTCGCCGGGGATACCGAACATGACATTGGCGATGATCTTGAGTCCCAGTTCTTTCAGGACCCAGCCGGCATATCGGTTCTGTTCGACCGTCGTGCCCTTGCCGAGAAAGTCCAGGTGGCGTTGGCAGCCGCTTTCAAAGCCCACGTTGACCGATTCAAGTCCCAGCGCCTTGAGCTTGCGCAGGGTATCGTAGGCGCCGGCGCGAGTGATCCAGTCCACGCGGGTCGCGATATTGAACGGCACAGCGCCCACGCGCTTCGGATACTGTTCGATAAAGGCGTCCGTCCAGTCCGGGCTCATCATAAACATATCGTCGATGAAGTCCACGAAGGCCGGCTTGTACCGACGGGCCAGGTCGCCCAACTCGGACATGACGTGTCCAATACTACGTTGTCGGACCTTGGGGCCAAACAGGGTCGGGGAGACGGGCCAGCAGAACGCGCATTTGTAAGGACAGCCTCGGGCGGTCATAACGGTCACGTAAGGAGCACGAGTGTTCCAGGACGTGCCGTGCATGAGCTCGCCATTGCGATAGTCCACCAACTCGCGGTCGATCGGAAGCAGTAGCTCCAGGTCGGGGATCTCTCCGCGAGTCACACGATCGTACCCGACAAAGTAATTGTCGGCCATGCTGGTCAGCGTCCACTCACCCTCGCCGGTCACGATGTAGTCGATCGTGGATTCGTCGATGGCGTCTTGGGGGGCAACTGAGGCGTGAACGCCGCCGGCCACGGTGGTAATGTGTGGCGCGATGGACTTGATACTGCGGAACAACTGGACGAGAATCTGCCAGTCCACGGTCATAGCGCCGCAGCCGACAAATTCGGGTTTGAGATCGAGGACGGCCTTGACCGCCTCGTTCATTCCTTTGTACTGGCGCAGATCGACGATGTCTACCGCATGGCCGGCCCGACGCATTTGCGTTGCGATCGAAACCAGACCATGCGGCAAACTGTTATGTCGGCGACCGGCGCGGTGGTAAGAATCCCAGCCGCACAGGGCGATAGCCGGGATAACAAGAACGCCCTTCATGGCGATCTCCTATTCCCGGTTATCTATCCCACATTACCCACGGCAATGAACGCCGCGGAGCCAACATCGGTGTCGTCGTCAACTTCCACCATTGCGCCGGCGGAAGCCTGTTTGAACGCCTTGATCTTTCCGGTACTGCGATCCCAGGCCAGCACGTAGCCCTCATCGGTGGCACCCGCCATGCTCAACGACGGAATCTCACGAAAGAATCTCGTGATGTCCGTTTCCTTCGTGGTCGTTGAGTTGTAGTTGGTGACATCAATCTCGCCGGCGAGCATCCCCAGCGAGGTGTTGCCGACTCGGGCAGGTTTTCGTGTCCTGAGTGTCACCGCGCTTGCATAATCTGCCACGGTTGTCTCCTTTCACAAAGAAATGGGGCGGGGGCCACGATGGCCCCCGGTCCCTCCTACCCGAGCATGAGATCAATCAGTACGTACTTCGCGTCCTCACTGTCAGCGGCATCGAGGAGCATCTGCCCCACGATGGGCTCACAGGCCGCGTCGTAGGCTTCCACGGCGCCAGCAACGGACGAGCCGATGGTGACGAGGCGCTGGTTGGTCGCGTTGCCAAAGACCTCGTCCATGAGGACCTGGCACTCGCCACGGATCTGGAGCCAGAAGTAGTAGCCGCTGGTGACGGCAATTTCCGGAACGCCAACGGGGCATTCCACCTGGTCGGTGTTGGACTCCTGCACCAGGTACTTCGAGGTGTAGAGCGTGATGTCGGTGTTGGCGATCACCCACGCGGTCACGATCGGATCGTACAGCGTGATCTCGCCGGTATCACCGTTGCCGATGGCCGGGTGAGACTTGATCCGGTACTTGTGGCCGGCATCCGTGCCTTCGTCTACCACGAGGTAGCCGTCGGCGTACTGGTCGGCGGCGATGGCCGTGGCGGCGGTAATCGTCACCTTGCGCGTCCCAATCGGGTGCGCGACGGTCACGGTGTCCTCCGCGTCGGTATCCATGGCAGCCGTGCACAGCTTGCCGGGGTCGAGCGCCTCGCCAGCCTTGGCAAAGACGTACTTCTTTCCACCCACGACGAGGAAGTCGCCGAGGCGGTGCTTCCGTTCGTCGCTCTGTTCGTAAATCCCAAACGCCGGTGTCACCACCAGGCCGGGACCTGAGATCTTCGTTCCCTCAGACATACTACGTCTCCTTTGCTGTTTCGCCCACGGTCGGGCTGATTACCCCACATTGTCTTGCGAGGTGGGCCTCGGGTCAGCCGGAAACCGCCACGATCTCCACTTAGCCGGCCCGAGACCCGTCCAACGGTACTACGCAGAGATGTTGAACAACACCCACTGCGACTTACGCTTGGTGCAAATCAACTGCATCCGAGCGACCAACTGTGCGACCTTGTCCAGCGCGTTCGGGATTTCTTTCCACTTCGTCCACTTGAAGTAGGCGTTGGGAGAGATGTTCAACTCAAAGGCGCTTGAGTCGAGCCCGTACAGGCTGTCGTCGGGCGCATCGTAGTCGAGCACAAGCGGAATACCCTTCCATCCGGTATTCGTGAACTCGGCGTCGCCCATCTTGGAGTCGGTGATCCGCTTCTGTTCGAGGGCAACATCATCGTAGATGGAAAAAGCGTCTTTCCCACAGATGATGTACTTCGTGGTGCCCCACTTTTCAGCGAGCATCGCGATGTCGCGCATGAACTTGAGCCCATGCGTGTAGAAGCTGTTACCCGAACAGTCCTGGTACTGGTTGCGCCAGTCCGCTTCCGCGCTCTGGTCGATCCCGGCAATGGTGGTCGCCGAGGTCGGGTCCTCCCGCACGTAGTACGGCAGGGAGAGCGGATCCGTTGAGCCGGGGGTGGTGGCCCAAAAGAGATCCTGGAGCAACTGCTTGAACGAGCTGACGGTGTTCTCCATGTTCTCCTGGACGATTTTGACGATCGCCGCCTTGCCGGCATTGATCTGTTCATCTTCCCAGTAGCGTGTCAGCGGGATCCCCACGTTGCGCATGAGGAAGCGCGTCATGGTCACGGCATCCAGATCCACCTGGTCGAACGTCGCGCCGCGGCCAAACGACTTGCCGGCGGTGTTGGTGCGAAGGCGAATCTGCCGACCGATCCACCGGCCACCCTCAGACGACTTGCGCAGCGTCTTGGTGAACCAGTACATGAGCGGCATTTTGTAGAACATCTGGTCAATCACCTTTGTTCCGACTTTCGGCCAGGTGGTCGAATACATCGTATCAAAGGTTTCTTCCAATGTTGGGAAACCCAAGGTGTAATCTCCTTGTGGTTAGCTACGCGGTCTCGCCCTTGTCACGTAGCTCATCGTATGTTGCCGACAGTGCGTCGCCGAGCCCGGTAAACGCGGGTTGCACGTTCACCGGCGGGTTCCCAGGACGCTGGGCAACAGGGGCTTGTGGGGGCTTCCCCCCGCCAGATTGCGGATTGGCCTTCGGCGCCGCCGGCTCTCCCTTACGAGCCATGAACAGCGCGTACACATCATCACCAGACAACTGGGAATAGGCCGGGGTGCGAGCCATTTTCAGGATCGCCGCCTCGTTCGCCTTCCAGCCGTCATGCTTCTCCCGCATTTCTTCGAGGGTCTTGTCGTACTGCTCCTTCGCACTGGTGCGCTCGCGGGAAGCGCGTAAGTCAGTCAACTCACGGCGTTGCGCCATAATCTCCTCATGGAGCGCCTTCATGCGCTCCTGTTGGAGTTCATAGGGGTCTGCGTTGGGGTTCTCCCCGTACAGTTCCTTGTACCGCTTGTCCATCTCACCCTGGTCAGTGGGGTCGCCGCTTGCGGCGGCGGGGGCCGGCGCGGGTTGGCGCGTCACAATGTCCTCCATACGCTCGGCAAATTCGTCGAAGGCGTCCTTGGTGACATACTGTGGCGTCTCCGGCGGCGTCTCCGGCGGCGTCTCCGGGACTTTCGGCGCCTCCGGTGGCGTCTCCGGGTTCACTTCAGGTTCTTCCGGGATGAGTCCTGGCTGTTCTTCCGGCATTACTCTGTCCTTTCCTCGCGAGCCGGCGCCTTCTTTCGCGCCTTCTCGGCTATCTTAGTGAGGTTGTACTCTTGGAGTCTGCGCCTCATGGCGGTATTCACCTGGTCCAGCATGGCACGGCTCCAGATGCCGTCAAACTCGACGGTGAGTTGCTGAGACGTAAACATGATCACAATGCTGGCGCCCTTACCATCGTCGGCCAGGTCGTCAATCATCTCGCGATCGGTTTCAGGCGCTTTGGGCACCTTCTTGTCCTTAAGCAGATCTTCGATTACTGGGTCGTGACCTTTGGGTTTATCCGTAGCCAAGGCTCACCTTTCCTCTCTTTTTACATTCTTCGAGCAGGTGTTTCTTCGAGGTACACTTCACGCCCGTACCCGGGCCTTGCATATCGAATGTGATGGGGCGCTTCCACGCTCCGGACGCCGGCGCGAGGATAAGACGCTTCGCCACGGCGCGGCAGTTCGGGCAGCGGACCCGCTTGTTCCTTTCCGCAATGGGCCTCGTGAGATCGAATCGGCCATGACACTTTTGACACTCATAGTCATACGTCGGCATCTTAGGCGCCTCCCGGTCTTGGCCCGGCCCCGGAGGGCTTGCCGCCTTGGTTTTGCGCGGCCTCGGCGGCCATCATCATCTCCATCTCGGCGGGGAGTTTCATAATCAACTGGCCCGGTTCTGCGCTCTCGAACGAGCCAAGCAGGTGGCGGAGCAGTTCATCTTGGTTGATCCGGGGGTTGCCTTGGAGGGTTTGGTGAAGGAGCAGGGCCTCGGTCTTGCGCGTCTCGCGGGTGTAGGGCAGGGCGTCGTCGGGCTCGACCCGGTAATCATACTCTCCCGCGAGGTCCTGTCCGGTGTACTCTTTCCACGTGTAGCCGCCCTCCTGGCCGGCAATCCGCATGACGCGCTTGACGGTCCAGTTCTTGAAGATGATCTGATTGACTTTGCGCATGATCAGCGCGAGCACGTCGGCGAGCACGTCGCGGCGTTCATCGGTTCGCAGTTGCGAGTTCTGTTGGACAATCCCGGCCTCGGTGGCGCTGCGTCGGGAGCTCTTGTCGTATTCGCCCATCTGGTTGCGGCCCATCCCCGCGATCTCGCGCATATCCTGGCGAATGCTCTCCGACCAGACGCCGAGGTCTTGGGGGATGAAGCTCTGGAGTTCTTTGGCGACTTCATCGGGGCTTTTGTCGGTGGAGCACCAGAGGATCATCTTGGCGTCCTCGGACATCATCTTTTCTTCAACGGTCTTGTCGTCGTCGTCGAACGCGCCGCGCTGGAGGATCAGGCGCTTGACCGCATGGCGGCGGAATTTCTGCTGGAGCGACCGGACCTCATTGAGTTCAAGCTGCTGGGGCAGGAGCGTCCGCACATCGGAGATCCCCCAGAAGCTCGTCGGGTGCGGGTTGAACGAATACGCCACGAATGGGAGCCCGTCAATCTGGAGCTCATCGGGCTGATCGACGAGAAACTTGTCATGGCCCATACAGAGCACCTTGACGGTCTTGGTGGGGGCGTGATGGATCTCCCAGAGTTCGACCCACTCAAGGCTCTTGGCTTCCGCTTGGTCGGCGTTGGTGGGCTGGGTGCCGTCGCTGGAGCCGGCCAGTTCGTCGGTATGGCGATCGCGATCCGACTGCGAGGCGAAGTCCTGGTCATGGGACGCGCAGATGTTCTTGGTATTCGTGTATTTCGAGTCGGCCTTCACGTCGCGGAGCCGGCGGTAGTACCGATGGGCGACCCATTCAGCATCCTCGATACAGGTGGCCGCGGAATCCACGAGAATGTCGTTCGGGTGGACGCGCAGGACCCAGGGCATTCCCGGGTTGATGTCGGCGTGGTGCTCGATCCGGTTGAGATCCTCATCCACGGAGGTCAGGGTCTCATCGGACATATCGGCGACCTTGCCGTCCTCCAGGGGGACTTGGGCCTTGACGGTATTCGAAGCGGCGTAACCATACTGCGAATCGTAGCCGATCTTGAACACGCCGACGCCACACAGGTAGCCATCGACGATCGAGCGTTTCATCTCGCGCTTGACGTTCATCTCCTGGATCAGCCAGTTGTCCAGGTTTTCGACCATCTCGGCGCGTTCAACCGCCTCGGACTTCCTGGGGAGGGCGGATACGCGAGGGTTGCGGAAGTAAATCAGTGGCACGACTGAGCGAATGAGGGCAAAGGTATAGTTCATGGACAGACCGCCGCCCGGGTACTTGCCGAGGTAGTACTGCTCAAACTTGGTCCAGTCGTCACTATTCCCGAGCGTCTGACGAGAGTGCCGGGCGCTACCCAACCGTGCCTTCCAGAGTGTGAGGTCTGTTTTGGCGCTTGCCATTACGTATCCTTGTCCATAATCACGTGGAAGGTGGCTCCGACGCCCGTGAGGGCCACGTAGAGGCCCGTGCTGTAGGCAATCGGCGTCCCGAACATGATGCTTTTGGAGTGATTGGCCGTGACGCACTTGAGCTCCCCGATCACGGTGCCGGCGGCGGTGGTATTGTCATAGACGGTGATCGTGGCGGCGGCGGCAGCGGTCGTCAGGACCAGACCGGCCAGGCCGCCGGACCCGGTATGGATAAGCGCGGAGGCGGCTTGCTGACCCGACGGCGACAATCGTTGACCCATGGTACTCTCCTCAATTCAGGAAACTAAAGCGTGTCTCCGCCAACTGGCGGTCAAACGGCATCTGCGGCTTATTCCCGGCCCCGACGAGCTCCTCGACGGCCAGATCAGTATCATACGCATCGACGCGGATCTGCTCCCACTCCTCGACGGTCCGGATCCGCTTGTTGGAGGGGCGGTGCGCGATATTGGGCTGGGTGGACAGTTGCACGGCGTCCGCGAGGGCATCGAGCGCATCGTCATGGCCGCGGCGTTTCGTGTCCAGACGGTAATCACGCATTTCAACCTCAAGCGGCTTCGCCATACCCCGCGGGAGCTTCAACAGGCGTTGCTCGACCCACGGCTGGAGCGCCATGTGCCGCGTCGTTTTTGACACGTGGCCCCCGCGCATAATCTCACGGATCGGCAGGGCGCGGCCAAACTTCTTCATAAAATACGGCATCATGCGCGGGAGCAGGGCTTGGGCGGCGACCGCCTCGATCCCGATCACCCGCGGCTTGTAGCACTCATGGAGATGAAAGAGCATCTCGACCATTTCCATGGGGGTGTACTTGCCGTACTCGATATTGAGCACATAGCGCACGTTGTCGGCATCCACGCCGACCGTCACGAAGGCGCAGTTATCGGCCTTCTCCTTGTCAGAGAACGCCAAGTCAACGGCGGTATAGACGCGCATCTCAGCACGGTCCTCGGCGGTCAGCAGCGCGGAATCATAGAAATTCAGGTCTGGGTCCAGCATAAACACCAACTCGCTCGGGTCCACCGGCTCGTTCATGTACCACAGTTGGAAGATCGTGGAGCCCTGTTCGGCTTCGAGTTCCTTCAACGCCTTGGCGTCCAGAATGGCCGGGCAGGTGGGGGTCCCATCCTCCTTCTTGGCCTTGATTGTGTAGTGATTGCGGCGGAAAGCCGCGGACTTCTTCTCCAGGTAGCTGACCATATCCGCCGGCGCCCACCGTGTCCCAATATGATACATATGGCCCTTGGTGGGGTGGTTGAGCAGGGACATGGACATGCGATACCACATGATCGCCCGTTCGATGTCCTCGCGGTTGGGCACAATAAAGCCGCCGCTCGTATCGTCTTGCGTGGCGGTGACAAGATCGTCCATCGTAATATCGTCCACGTGGCGCGATACGACCCGGCTCTTGGCGCCAGTGATTTCAAACGTCGGCTGGCCGCCGCGGTTGCTGTCCCGGCGCAGGGTGGCCTTCTTCGTGGACCAGTCCACGGAGTTGAAATCGGGGATCACCTCAGGGTAACACGCCCGAAACAGGTCATTCATCTCCACATGGGACTTGAGTTCGTTGTGCTTGGGTTTGGCGTTCTCCTCGGTGTTCATCGCCAGCAGGTGCGTCCGGTTGGGGTCCTTCACCGCCGCTTGCAGCGGTCGCCCCACACTCGCCACGGTGCTCTTGAACCACCCTCGCGGCATCGTCACCATCACGCGCCGCGCCTTCGCGGACTCCAGTTGCCGGCAGACCGGCAAATGAACCTCGGGCTGTAATTTGTCGTACCCCAGAATCCCCTTGCAGAAGAAGTACAGGTCGTCCAACCCCATCTGACGTGTCCCCCACAGATGCCTCGGGACCAGCCGCTTGATGTCTCTCGTGCTCATCATGCCGCAGGATCCTCCGCCTCGGGCGGCTCAGGCCCCATCGGTATGCTCAAGGCCCGGCCACTCTCCACCGCCGCTTGCTGGAGCAGTTTGATCGACTGAGGCGATAAGTCTACCTGCTTCGCCAGGTCGTTGTCCCCGCGCTGGATCCCGCAATACCCCAAGATCATCTCCCCAGCCCGTCGCGCCCCCTCGCCCTTCCCCAGTGCTGTCCCCACCAGGTGCTCCGCGATCGTTTTCTTCGACCGCTCAAATAACTTCCTGATCTCCTCGTTCCGTACAGGTGAAGATTTCAGTATGTCGGAAATTCCCACACTTTCGCCCGGATCTTCTTCGCCATCCGGAACACGACGCGGAATCCCGCGCTTCGCCAACACCTTCATTCGCTTGATTTCACGCTTGTATTCAGGATCCTTCAACCATAATCGCAGTGATCTCGTGCTGATGCCCACTTCTTTCGAGACTTCCTGCTGATTCAGCCCCTCAGAGAATAAATACGCCGCCTCAAGTCGCTGTTCCTCTGTCGCTGCCACTATGCCTCTCGCTCCCCGTTATCTGAGACACTCGTGAAATATATCGCCAGTATCTTACACCACAGTAGGTACTTCGTCAAGAAGGTTGCCTCTTTTGTTTTTGAGACACCCCCAAACACTCCTCAAACCCTCCCCAGTTCGCCTTTCAGTAACAAGACACTAAACGCGACACCCAAACCACACCAGTACCCTTCCTTCCAACAAACTGCCCCACCCTAACCGCGACACTAAATCGCCTCGCCTCCTCTCCTCTCCTCCTTCCGGGCATTCCGACCTAAAAATGGGGCCCGTATTAGAGACAGGTCAGATCATAGTGAGCGCCATGCCCGTGGGGGGGAAGGGGGGTGGGTTGTCGAGGATGAGGGGGGCAATAACAGGTAGCGGGGGCAGGTCTGGACAGGGGGGATCATCGTCTCCAACGTCTGATAATTACTCTAATGTTACCAAGGCCGCTGGGACAGATACCTAATGTTTGCAGGGGCGGGGCGGGAAACTACCCCCGGGCGGGGAAGTCCTGAGGCCCTGAGTTGCGCTATCTCGCAGCCATGACCGCTAATCTGGCCCTGCTGGAGCGTGGCCAAGACACTCCCCCGGGGCCGCTGGCGGCCTGATACGCGGCACTG